GATACATTAATGGGAAAACTGCCGCCCTCTGATACTACAGCTACAACAATGCTTGCTGTTATGGAGCAGGGTATGAAGGTATTTTCAGCTATTCATAAAAGAGAACACCGCTCTCTGAAGAAAGAACTTAAAAAGATATTTATTTTAAACTCATTGTTTTTGAATGAGGAAAAATACTTTACAGTTCAGGATTCAACTTCGCCTGAGATGCGGGGCTACACTATAGGCAGAACGGACTTTTTGAATTACATAGACGTTAAGCCCGCTTCTGACCCTAATATAACGTCAAGGGCTGAAAAACTTATTAAAGCCCGAAGCACTTACGAACTCGCAACCCAAAATCCATTAATAGTCAATAACACCGAAGCCCTATATGAAGTTACAAAGGATTTGCTTGTAGCCAATGAGGTGCAGAATATAGACAGGATTCTTAAATTGCCCGAACCTCAGGAGCCTCCCGATATGCCTCCGCAGGAAGAACATGCGGAATTTCTAAAAGAACAAGCCGTAGAACCATTGCCTATTCAAAACCATATTCAGCATTATAACGAACATACAATATTCAGCCAGTCAGACTGGTTCAATCAATTAACGCCGCAGGGCAAAAAAGTCTTTGAAGACCACATGAGAAAGACAATAGCGTTTATATATCTTTCGGAACAGGAATTATTAAATCAGCAAAATGGAGGTATAAATGGTGGAATTAACGACAGTGGAGGAATGGCGGGAATGGGGTCTCATCCCGGCTACGAGGGAGTTTTTGAACCTTCTGCAGGAGACGGTGGCGGCGGAAACGCAGGAATGCCTGAAGGCAGCGAACTGGGAGCAGTTTTTGGAACAGAGGGCGATGGTAATTCAAATCAACGAGATTATTAATATTATAGAGGACAAACAGAAAGGAGAAGAATAATGGATTTAATGCCTTTGTTCAGCAGAATTATAGTTAAGAGGAAGGATATGAGCCGCACAGCGGGAGGTATTTATATCCCTGAAAGCGCAGAAGGCATGAAGGCAACAGAGGGAGAAGTTCTTGCTGTAGGTGGCGAGGTATCCGATATTAAAGTCGGAGATATGGTTTTATGGGGCAGGTACCAGGGAGCTATAGTTACAAGGTCTGGTAAGGATTATGTAATGATGAATGAGGAAGATGTTTTAGCGAAGGTGATATTATGATAAAAAAGATATTATTAAAAAACTTTTAAAGGAACTTGAAAAGGGAGGTTGGGAAATATGTCATCTAAAATAATATCTAAACCCAATAGCAAAGAATATGAAGATAATTACGAGATAATATTTAAGAAGAAATGATGGATAATAAGCTGGTCTTGACAGAAGTTTTGAAAAAACTTACAATTAAGACAGATGATGGGGCAGAAATCCCCATTTTAAACAAGAACACAGAAAGGATAGAGGTAAATTGCAACAATGAAGGGATTAGCGATTATAAGGTTATAACGAGATACAAAGAGTAGTTCGGATAGTTTAATCTCTGCCTTTGGCGGAGCTAATAAAACCGATAGCGAAAGGGCGTAATGCCTGAATATCTATCGGTTTTTTTATTTAGGGGAGGTAATATGTTAGAAAACACGGAAACAGCTGCCGCAGATGTTGTTGATGTCAAGCTGCCGGAGAACAAGGGTGCTGTAACGCATCCTGATACTGACTCTGATGATGTAACGTATCAGACAGACGTAAATGAGGCTAAGAAGGAGTGGGAAGAAAAGAAGGTCGGCCCTCCGCCTGGTTCTGCCAGATGGAATAAAATGTATTGGCAGGGGAAAGAGTCAGAAAGGCTTTCCAACGAATTAACTGAAATTCGTAAAACTGTTGATGAATTTAGACAACATAATGATGAGCTTATGAAGGCTATAACAGAAACGAAAGATACAATTGTTAAGACCAACAAACAGGACTCAGCAGAACAGATTAAAACAGAAATTACACAACTTAAACAACAGCGCAGAGAGGCTGCCTCCATAAACGATATGGCAATGGCCTATGAACTCGGAGATAAAATAGATGAACTTAAAGAGTCTTTAACAGCGATAGGCAAAACCACAGGGACGGTGGATATAGCACAACAGGTAACAAGTGAAATTTCAAAGGTTGAAGATAAAAAGACTTACTCTAAGTTTCTAAAAGACACATCTTGGTATGACCTCAAAAACAAAGATTTTGACGAGGCTATGGCTGCTTATGCCGATGCATTATGGGTTAAGGCTAATAAGAATTGGCAAGGCACGTATGAAGAAAACTTGTATGAAGTGAAATCTAAGGTTGAGGCTAAGTTCGGGATAGGCGGAAATGGCAAATCTAAAACGCAGGACGTAGGCGGGGGGTTGCCCCATGTGCAGGGCGCAGGCGGTAGTTTACCCCCGAAAGATATAAAAATAGAACTCACGGATGAAGAACGAAAGGTAGCAGTTAATATGTTTGATAACCTTTCTCCAACTGATGCCGTTAAACGATACAGCTTTCAAAAGGCACTTATAGCAAAACGCAGGGAGGCAAGATAATGATTATATTGAAAGCAGACAACTCAGCTTTTCCTACAGAGAAAAGCGCAGCTATGCAGGCAGGCAGAAAGAAACTTGATAATTTTAAAATCATACCCCATGAAAACGGGTATGCAATAGAGACACAGGAATCTACAGTTGTAAACACTGCAACAGAAGAAAAATCAGAGACAAAGAAGCACAGGGTAACAAGACCGTGGGAGCCAGCAACGCTTATGGGTATTCCTGAACATCTTAAAAACCCTGCATTTGTATATCGGTATTGCACTAAGGAAGAAGCAAGACCTGGCAATATCCGCAAGAAGATAGCGGAAGGATGGGAAATTGACACAGAACTATCTAAGAAGATGGTGAGAATATCGCCTACCATTAATGATGGCAAGCCCTTGGACAGCACTCTGCAAATCAGGGAGATGATAGTTATGAGGATGCCGATGGAGTTAAAGAAAAGCAGGGACGCTTATTTTGCAAAACTCAACGGCGATAACTCAAATGGGACACAGAAGAACTTTAATGTTGAAGTTCAGAAACTTTCAGGCGGACAAACAAAGGCGTATGGAAATACAAGAACCAAATGGGGTTCTGCCGCCTAATCTAAAAAGGGAGGTAACAAATAATGGCTAATACAGATAAGCCTATTGGATTTAAGGCTGTAGGTCATTTAACGGGTGGAGAAATCCGCACCCGCAATTACACACTGACGACTGGGCAGATAGCATATCCGGGCGCAGTATGCAAAGCAGTAGCAGGTGGAACAGTTGAACCCGCAGCGGCAGCAATCGGAGCAGCCGCAGTTGGAGTATTTGCTTCGTATGTTGATGATTCAGCAAGCGCAGGAAGCAAGACAGTTGCAGTATGGGATGACCCTGAACTTATTTTTATGGTTCAGTGTCAGACAGGAGATACACCTGCGGCTACTGATGTATTCTCAACAGGCGACCATCTTGCAACAGCAGGAGATTCGACGCTGAAACAGTCAAGGAACGAACTGAAAATAGACGCAAATGGTCAGTTTAAAATAATAGGTCTCTACGATGCCGCTGATAACGCATGGGGTGAACATGCGAAGGTTCTCGTTATTTTTAACGAGCATCTTTATAAGGCATTAGTAGCAGGCGTATAAGGGAGGTAACAAATAATGGCAATGGAAACTGGTAATTTTGGGCAGCTACTTGAACCCGCTCTTAACGAGATTTGGGGTCTCAATCCCGCTTCATACAAAGAGGAATACAGTAAGATTTTTACTGTTAAAAACTCTAAGAAGCAGACAGAGCATACGCTTAACATGTCCGGCTTTGGGACTATGCCGTCAAAGGCTCAAGGCTCAGGCGTAACATACGCTGAACCCTTGCAGGGCTTTAAACACTCCGTTTCTCATACGACATTTGCACTTGGGTTCATAGTAACCAAGGAAATGTATATGTTTGAACAGTATCCGATAATCAATATGCTTCCAAAAGCACTACGGCTTTCCGGTATTGACAGGGTTGAAACTGATGCCGCCAATATCCTGAACAGGGCTTTTAATAGTTCCTATACCGGCGGAGATGGGAAGGAATTGTGTGCAACAGACCATCCCGCAGTAAGTGGTGGAACATTCAGGAACGAACTTTCCGTAGCAGCAGACTTGTCTATGACCTCGCTTGAACAGGCTTTGATAGATATTCAGGCAATGACAACTGAGGCGGGCTTAAAGGGCAAGTATAAACCCGTAAGGCTTATATATCCTAAAGAGCTTGAGTGGACTGTTTCGCAGTTATTGAAGTCAGAGAAAGACCCTGAAAGCGCAAATAATGCAATCAATCCGGCGAAGGGGCTTTTGCCTTCGCTGAAGATGCAATGGCTGACTGACCCAGACGCATGGCATATTCAGACTGATGCGCCAAACAATCTTGTATTCTATTGGGCGAGAAGGCCTGATTTTACGAGAGATAATGACTTTGACACAGAGAATGCGAAGTTTAAGGAAGTGCAGACATACGTTTGTACATGGGACGACCCGAGGGCTATATTCAGCTCTCCCGGAGCGTAAGCAAATAAAAAAAATTTAAAGGGGAGGCAGTTAATGTCTCCCCAATTTAAAAAAGTAAGGAGACAACATGGGGAATACAAACTATCCAAATGGATTCGCTAATGGCTTAACCGTTAGGGGAGTCCCCATCCTGAATACTTATGCAGGTAATATTTTCTGGCTTGATAGTGGCATAGGTTCAGATGGGAACAGAGGAAAAACAAAAGACAAACCATTTGCAACACTTGATTATGCAGTCAGTCAATGCACGGCAAATAACGGTGATATTATTATCGTTGCTCCCGGACATGCGGAAACTATAGCAACTGCAACGGCACTTGCTATAGATGTGGCTGGCGTTCACATTGTTGGACTTGGGACTGGGGCCTTGAGACCTACCTTTACCGTAGGAACTTTAGACACAGCGACAATAACATTCTCGGCGGCAAATTGCTCATGTGAGAACATCATCGTTAAATCTAACCTTGATGGGCTTAATACGGCAGTTACAGTAAGTGGGACGGGAGTTTATCTTGATATTGAGCATCAGGATGCTTCCTCAACGGTTGAAGCTGATATTGCTATTGCAGCAACAGGCGACCAGTTCACTTGTAAACTGCGGGACATTGGTTTTACAGATGGAGATCAAAGAGACCAGTCAATCACTCTAAACGGCGTTGATAATGCCCGCATTGACATTGATTTCTATGGCAAGGTTGTAATCGCAGTTGTTAATATGATAACTGCTGCCTGCGCGGATGTAGAAGTAAAGGGAACAATGTATGTTTCAGGCACGACAGACCTTTCTAAGAATGTGGTTGACACTATTACGGGTTCTACATGGTCTGTAAAAGGTTTTGATGCGGCTGCAGGAGCGGAGTTTTCTGGAGGTTCTGGAAATGCTATAGCCGCTGGAGATTTATCTGCGATAGCATCTAATGTTTCTGCTATTCTTGTTGATTCTGATTTGCAAGAGAAGACTGTGCTTAAAGCTGCTGCTGTGATGGTAAATGGCGATACACTATTTACTGTTGCAGGTGGTTCTATATTAGTTGAAGGTTTGGTTTCAGAGTGTGTGACAGCCAATGATGCCACAGCTTCAACATTGCAATATAGTGCTACACCTACAGTGGGTGCAGCAACCACAATTTCTGGTGCTACAACAACACTGGCAAGTGTTGCGGCGGGATACTCTATATCCTTGCTTGGCACAGCCTTATCTTCAGCGCCTTCATTGAGTGTTGGTGGGCCAAATCTTGGAATGACAGCACCAATAGTTGTTCCTGCTGGAACTATTACAATAGTGATTGCTGCGGGTTCAACTACAGGAACTTGGAAACACTATATTCGGTATTGCCCATTGGCAACTGGAGTAACTGTAAGCTAATTTAGAAAGCGATAGGATGAGAAAGGCATAACAACAATTTAACACTTAGGGGAGGCTCTGCATTGCAGGGCTTCCCTCATAAGGAGGTTCAAAATGGCAGTTCCAAGAAGATTTACCAATGGAATAACAAATGCGGCAGGGGGAACTAATACAGGCATGTTTATAATGCCTGACCCCACAAAAGTTCATGTCTTCTTTGATGATTTTGACAGATATGTTGCAGGAGACTGGACTATTACAAATTCAGGCGCAGCAACAGAGGCGTTGACTGATGCAGATGGCGGCAGGCTTCTCCTAACACACGTTGCAACCACAGACGATGATACGTGTTTTCTCAATAAAGTAGGAGAATCCTTTTTGGTTGCTTCTGGAAAGAAGATGTGGTTTAAAGCACTTCTTAGGGTTTCTGATGCAACACAGTCAGAATTGGTAATGGGGCTTCAAATTACAGACACTACTCCGCTTGCAGTAACAGATGGTATTTACTTTCAGAAAGACGATGGAGATACGAATATTGATTTTCATGTTACGAAAAATTCGTCTTCGTCTTCTATCTCAGGAATAGGCACACTTGCAAATGCAACCGACATCACCGTAGGATTTTACTATGATGGCGGCACGAAGGTTTATGCCTATGTCAATGATGTTGAAGTGGGAACGGTTACACCCGGAACTAACCTGCCTGATGATGAGGTTCTAACAATCTCTTTTGGCTCGCAGACAGGAGATGCTCTTGGAACAAAAACTATGACCATAGACTACATCTTTGCAGCAAAGGAACGCGGTTAATGAAAGTTTGTATTAGATGTAAAATAGAAAAGTCTGAGAAAGATTTTTGTTCAACAAATGACCGCCAGAATTGTTGTAAAGCCTGTCATGCGAAATATCAAAGGACATGGACTGCAAAAAACAAAGACAAGGTTTCTTTTTTAAACAAAAGGTGGAAGCAAATGTATCCAAGGAAATATAAAAACTCACAATTAAAAACTATTTTCGGCATTACCTTGGAAGAATATGAACTTCTGCTGGAAAAACAAAATGGAGTTTGTGCTATTTGCGGGAATGGTGTCGTAGATATTCATAACAAGAAAACGGGTAAAAAAAGAAAGTTAGCCGTTGACCATAGCCATAAAACAGGGAAGATTCGTGGATTGCTTTGCGGAAGGTGTAATAGGGCAATTGGTATGGCAGAAGAATCACCCACCATTCTAAAAAAAATGATTAACTATTTAAAGGAGAGATAAAATGGCAGATACAGTAACGACTAAATGGATATGGCCTCCCAACTGGGATGGCGGCTTTGACGACAATCAGGGAACAAGGAAGTGGATAGTCCAGTTTACGGGTATTTCTGACGGAACAGGTGAAGCGGCAGTCAGAAAGGTTGATATTTCTACCTTGTTTTTGCCTAATGGCGGGGCACCTGCTAAAAGCATAATAGAGCGTATAGAGGGCGATTCTTCGGGATATACAGCCTTGCGTCTCTATTGGGACAGAACTCCTGCTGAAGACATTGCTGTTATTGGCGGAAACGGTGGATTCTGTCTTGATTATACAAAAGAAGGCGGCAATGCAGACCCCGGCGAGAGTGGAGATGGGACAGGCGATATTATGCTTACAACCACAGGTTATACAAGCGGAGACAGTTACAACATAAAACTAACATTCAGGCTGAAATAATGCGTCAATACCCATTAAACAGATATGTTCCCGGAACATATAAGCGGGAGTGCGACCGTTGCGGATGGGATTATCTCAGAACAGAACTCGTGAGGGAACACGATACAAATTTACTCGTGTGTCCCTCATGCCTTTTTGAGCCTGACCCGCGGTTG